ATGCTCACTGATGCGAAACTGAGGAAGTTAAAAGGCAAACCGTGTGACAAGCGTTACGAACTATCAGACGCCGCCGGCTTGTCCGTCAGAATAACACCCGCAGGTATGATCGTTTTTCAGTTTCGCTACCAGTTCAATGGGAAGCCGCGTCGAATGTCTCTCGGCCAGTATGACGAGGTTTCGCTAAAAGAAGCCCGTGAAGCCGTTGTAGAAGCAAAAAAGATTTTAGGTACCGGAAAAGACCCGATCACCGTCAGAGAAATGAAGCTGGATAAACAGCGTTCGTCACCCACAGTTGAGGCATGTATAAAAGCGTGGCTTGAAAGTGCACCCGCCAAACGCCTGGTAAAACACGATCACTGGGAAAGGGCGCTAAATCGCCACGTTGTGAGCCAGGTTGGTTCAATGGTCGTTGAGGACATGGAGGTTAAGCACTGGGAGCCTGTATTTGCCAGGATGCGGGAAAACGGCGCTGAAACCTTTGCTGGTGAAATGCTGTCGCGTATGAAAACAGTATTTTCATATTGCATCCGTACCGGGCTCATACGTTTTAATCCCGTTGCTGAACTGCGTGTGATGGATGTCGGTAAGCCTGTAAAGACCGGAAAACGCGTCTTTAACGACAAAGAGATCGGCGCATTCTGGTTAGCTGTAGAAGCTTCGACCATCACTGAACAAAACAAACTGATGTTGAAGTTGCTGTTGCTGACCGCGTGCCGGGGTGTAGAAATGCGGCTCGCTAAAAAGAACGAATTCGACCTCGAGGGAAAGGTCTGGTACGTGCCGGAAAGCAGTTCGAAAACACGGGAACCTTTCGAGCGAGGATTGTCTCACGAGGCCGTGAGGTTATTAAAACAAGCGTTTGCTCTTTACCCTGATTTTCAGCAGGTCTTCCCCCCTGCGGCAAAAAAAGAAGACCGGCCAATGGCTGCGGGCGTTCTTCTTAACCTTGCCGCCCAGCTTCGTGATGATCTGGATATTCCGCACTGGTCCATCCATGACCTGCGCCGAACTGCCAAAACTAAAATGAGTGAGCTGGGTGTTCAGCCCCATGTTTCGGAAAAAGTGCTGGGCCATAAACTCGCCGGGGTACTCGCGGTTTATGACCAGCATGCGTATATCAAAGAACAGCAGGATGCGGTAGAGCGCCTGGCCGCTCATATTCATTCCTGTGTTGGCTCTACCAGACCCTGAGATTCAAAAAAACTCATCACATCACAGTAACGATATTGCTCGCCACCGCGCCCCGGGTTTGTGCCGGGCGCTGGTGATGGAAAGGGCGTTCCGTTTTTCTGCCAGGCCTGGCGTTTTCTCCAGAACGTCGTGCGTGAAATGCCGCCCAGCATAGCCTGTACATTCTCACGGTTTACCAGCACTGGTGGGATAGTAACTTTATGCATTCTGTTCTCCCTGTGGCCCCTGCCGGGGCCAGTCAATTCAACGTTGATGCTTGCCGCGCTTTTCTGCGTCAGCCTGGCAACTCGCACACATCTGGCAGCCTGGCATTGCCCGGCGCCGCGCCTCTTCAATCGCATCCCCGCATTCATCACAGTGAGTCGCTGATACGGCGTTGCGGTCAATGCGGTGCTTTTGTATGGCCGCTTGTCGCTGGAGTTCTTCAAGCTCGCTGGCGGTATCAATACTGTCAGGTTTCATGCTTCACGCTCCGGATCGAATTTGTCCCAGCAGTTGATTTCGATATTCCGCTGCAGGCGACGTTCCGCGACTTCTTCCACGCTGCGGCCAGTCAGTTCTGAAACAACCGGGTTACTGTGACGGGCCAGCAAAGCAAGTTCCTCAATACTCCACTCCATAAATCCTCCTGTGTGGGAGGGTTTCCCCTCCCGACGTTGCTTAGCCCACATATTCCGGTTTCATATCCAGAAGCGTTACGCTGTATTTTTCGTACAGCTCATCGCCGAGGTGCCGCCTGGCCGCCGCCAGTGATTTCTCAACATCAAGAAAACGGGCTTCGGCATCCGGTTCATCTGGCTGTGGCAGGGAGTTGATCGCCGCTTCCACTTTGTTGCGGGCATCGACCAGGTAATAGCGTTTGACCGCTTTGTTTTTCAGCTCGGTGAACAATGCTGAGCCCAGTACCGCTTTTTGCGATTCGATATCAGCGCGTACGGCTTTGGCGCTGTCGACATCCTCAGCAGCATCGATGCGATCACGGAAATCATCGGCCAGCGAATCAATGGAATGTGTGGACTCCTGCGCGCTGGTGGTCGTTTCCACCTCGGCAGTGATCTCCTGCACGGTCTTTCTCGCCCCAGAGACCGGATTAATTTCTTTCTCCGTTCGTTCTTCAACCTCATCAGGGCTGTAAACACCTAAAATCACATCCGGGCAATACAAACGCGCCCAGCGTTTTACGGCGAGATAAGCAAGCTGCTGACGCGGGTCGCTGGCCCACAAGGTTGAATTACGCACCTGAGCCTGAGACAACATCAAAACCAGTTCACGCGGTTCGTCCTCGCCCTTCATTGTTGCCCATACACGGATCCCCACACCTGCCTCATCTTTTAAATCCCAGCCTGGGGCAATGTACTTATTGCCCTTAGAACTGGTTTTCTCGACGAAACGACCCACGATATTTTCCCATGCTCCAAACCATTCGTAATGCAGGCGGTCTTTTGTCGGTGACATGTTGGTTACGACGGCGTTTACCAGTTGCGCTTCGTAACCCAATACACCGCTATTACCAACAATGTGAGTTTTCTGGGCTACGGCGAACGGATCCATGCCCCATCGTGCTGCCTGCATTACCACTGCCATGCAGGCATCAGGTTTACCGCGAAAATGTTCGGGCACAAATGCGCCGCTGTTTGCCATCACCGTTGATAAGGTCCGTAGACGGTCGAATAACTCGCCATTGGTAAGAATGGAAATGTTGTCGATCATCTGTGTTTTATTTTCGCTGGTTGAAATTGCTGTAGACATGTTCATTCCCCCTTAAGCCTGTTCGCGCAACGCTTCAAGGCGGCGCATATCGAAGTCGTTCAGTTCGTCGGCGTAATCGTCGACAATCGGTGCTGGCCATTCGCCAGTGTCGAAAGCGTTGGCAATAGCCCGCATGGTTTTGCGATATTCCAGCATCCCAAGCTCCAGCAGTTCTGCGGTTGCCTCAACAATGGCGATCCAGTGATAGCCCTCGTCTTTGTTGACGAAAATCCAGAAGAACTGGTCCAGCACAGCTGTATCGCAATACATGGCTGCGCTCAGGTGATAATCGCGGTCTATGATTTCCCGATGCAGTCTGGCACGCAGGCTTTCCTGCTTAACGTTCCACATGCTGATCGTTTTCAAATCAGCGCCGATGCGAATACCGCTCATATCGATTTCCAGATCAGGTCGAACGCGGATTTCCAGCCCGGTCTCATCGTCAAACCCGAAGTAACTCACTTCTACGGCTCGACCTGGGTGTGTCAGGAACTTGCCAGCGGTAGGGTGAGCAAGCAGCGCTGACTGAATCGCCGTTGCGGTCGCAAGTTGCGCACGGGTAACCAGGATTTTGTCATCCGGGTTTGCGCGCCAGGCGTCCAGCAGTTCGTCAGCAAACACCGCATCGGGTTTGACGCTTTTAACGGCCTGGATCATTTCTGCTTTGGTACCGGACACTTTCAGCGGCGCGGGCTTCTGCGCTTCCTGTGCAACAAGGTCAGGATTGATTAAGGCCAGTTGCTCGAGCAGGGCATCACGGCTGCCGCTGGTTTTCACCTGAGCGGGCAGGGTGGCGTTGTATTCTTTGATGCAGGCTTTCATGGCCGCTGCGGTTTGCTTCTGACCATCTTCAATACGCTGGAAATCTGCGGGCAGTGACATATAGCTTTGCCCGGTTTCGTCGGCAGATGCACCAAGTGGTAGCTGTGCGGGCAGGGTGGCGTTGTGTTCCTCGATGAATCGCTTGATGTCGTCTGCACTGAGTTGCACCGGCAGGCCGAGATTGTATTCATCGATAAAGGTGCGAAGCGTTGCTGTGGTGGTGAAGGCACCTTCCGGTATGACCGGCTCGATGCTGAATTCAGCTTCCAGATTATCTGGCTGGAGTGCCAGCGCATGCACCAGGTTCCCCATATCCAGGACTTTGGACTGTTCGCGGGCAATGGTTTTGGCAACGTGCCGCGCATTGAAGTACATCAGCGAAACGCGCGCGTCTTTAACCTGCGTGCTGCTGATACCGTTCGCTGCGTGGTAAACGTTGTTCGGCAGACCTTCATAGCGGCCCGGTTCGAAGTAAGCCGGGTACTCTGGTGCGGGTTCGGCAACGGCATCCTTAATCTCTTCGGCCTGATCGAATTTCGCCATCGCAGATGTCAGCACTTCGCCGACCGGAGCCAGAATCTCTTTGGCCGTCAGGGGAGCTGTTTGTGTACCAGACTCATCAACGCTCTGGCCTGCTGATACCGCGCTACCAACTTCGCTTTCGACCTGGACAGTCGTTTCCATCTGCACATTGTCGGCAGCCTCTTTGGTTGTACTGGTGGTGTATTGCTGGCCTGTCAGGCCATCAATGGAGAACATACCGCCGCCGAGATTAGCGACTTCCGGTTGTGCTGGTTTGGCGTCGACAGGGTTAGCCGCTGCTGCTGCCAGTTTCCCTACAACAGAAAATTCAGTTGAGAGCTTATCCAGGCTTTCGACGGACTCAGTACCCTGAATCACTCCTGCAACCACAGCAGCGCTATCAAACTGGCGGGCGGCAGCTAGGGTTTTGGCAGTTGGCTTAGCGTGATCGGTTTCGGTCAGATTCGAGCTTATCCATGCATGCAGTGATGCAGAATTCATGTACAGATGAGGTTCAGCGGAGCGAACCACGGCAAAAATTGCTGCGCGTGAATAATCGAGAATGCCAGGCGTTTTGCGCAGCACCGCCGACCATTCTTTCCACGGGCTTTCTTTGCCAGAGATGATTTCTTTTGCCCTGCGATAGATACCGCCGGGGATGTTATAGATATCAAAATCCATCGGAAGCGTTGCGGCCGCAATTTCGATATCCAGCGTGTCCAGTGTGTGCTCGTAGTCGGTGCTGCGATCAGTGGCATTGCCGCCACCCGCGTTCGTGCCGGTATCGGTGCGCTGTATGGAGGTGATGCGTTTGCCGCTGGCCCACTCTTTAACGAGCAGTCCACGATCGATATGCGGAGTAGAAACCCATGCTTTGGTGAAAGTAACCACAGCGCCAAGTTCGTGACGTTTATCCTGCGCGAAGACTGTCTTAACAGCCTGGGTGTATTTCCAAACGTCGTGAGTGGGCAGGCTTTTAAACCCATCGGCATTTTCGGCAGCCAGCAGCATGTTCTGGACGTAGCTGTTATCCGTGTCCATAGCAAGCGCGGCGATCTGTTTGCGCTGCTCTGCGGTTACGTGGTGGGTAAATTTTTCACTGATGAACTGAGACAGCAGAAGAGAACGCATCGGCATCTGCGCGACGGGCCATTGCATAGCGTCCTCAACTTTTTGATCAATGGCGCCGGGGCTGGCTTCCACTGGTTCTTCTTTAACCACAGGTGCTACCGTGGCGATTTTCTGCCAGGTAAGCCCGTCCTCGCCCAGTTCGTAGCGATCGCACCAGGTATTATCGAGGACGCCCTCGGCAGGGAGGTCATCGACGGCATGCAGGTTTGTGCGAACTGGTAACTGGTAATCAGCACCACGGCCAACTTCGATTTCAGCGTCATCGAGTTTGTTAAGAATCTCGCGTTCTGCACGAGAATCTGATTTTGCAGAAAACCAGCAAAAGAGACTTTTTAAGTCAGATTTTGCCTTAGCCTTAACGAGGAACGCGTATGTGTTCATTGCGTTGTGACTCCTTTGGGTAATAGAATCCCCGGCGCTGAATAAGCCGCCTGCGGTTTATTGGTGTAAAAAATTCCGGTGTGCTTTGGTCGGTGTCACCGGACGTACAGCCCGCTTCGGCGGGTTTTACGATTCGTGCGCCATCTGGTCATGCTCGGCGCATTGCTTTGAGCAATAGTCGTGTTCTTTGCGCGCCAGTTGGGCGCCATGGACGTAGACGATGGTTGCTTTAACGGATGTCTCAGCCGCCATCGGTTTTCCGCAATAGGCGCATTTGATATGCGCGTTGTGTTTCCCCTGAATCATCGGATCCCCTTTCCCGTTAAGCAGAACCTCTACCAGGCAATCACTGATGCGAGTCGTTTCGCGCAGGGTGCTCAGATAGACATTGCGACCGCGAACTGCCGAGACATTCCAGGTGCGGCCCTGGTGCATGGCCAGCATGCCGGGTGCCACACACTGGCGGATGATATGCATCGTGCCGTAGTGTTGGTTAATCATGACGATTCCCCTATCCCCAAAGATTTGCGGATTTCCTGAGCACGTTGTTCGCTACCAGCTTCGAATGCCTGGTTATAGATAAAGCCAAACAACGCCTGGAGAGATTCCCAGTCATCACGGGGCAGCTTTGTATCAAGTCGGCAAACAAGTTTGCCTGATGATTCCAGGGTGAAAGCAGTATCAACTGCCTTTAGGTTGTACTTGCGATTTATTAATGCCATCTCATCTCCCCCCAGTCTTTCCCGGTGTCAGAACGTTGAACCTGTGCGCTAATTGGTGGGCTTCGCTGGCGGTGCCAGGCGCTTGTCTTCTGGTTGTCCCTGTGGACTGCAATTCACCACCGCGAAGCCCGCTGTTTGGATGAGTTAAATTTACAGAATAAAACTGTTTTATAGTCAACAGGTAAAACTGTATTAATTGTATTTTCATACATATCTATCTGTAAAAAAGAGAGATTTATTTTTGTTAGGCGTAAAAAAACCGACTTGCGTCGGCTTTGAGGGGGTGGGGCGGAAGGGTTAGCGTTTCCTTCTGTAGATCCTGTGCTCAATCATGACACCAATTATTTCTACTGGCTGCGTATCACAGTTTAGAACCGGGTAATCATCGTTTAAGGGAACCAACTCGAAATGTTGAACGCCTTTCATGTCCGTATAGGTTGGCCTGTATTTCTTGAATGTAGCCTCCTGGCCGCCATTCTTGGCAACTACGAACTCTCCGGGAGCTGGTTCCAGTTCCGGGTCAACGATAATCACATCTCCAGCTTTGAAATCAGGCTCCATTGAGTCACCCTCAATGCGCAATGCAAAGCTATGCTCTGACAAATCGAGGTCCGTGAGTATGTACTCAAAATCGCCGTCAAAAGCTTCGATAGGTTTTTTTTCCGCAAGAGCACCTGCCTGTACATAGCTGATAAGGGGTACGCGCCGCGAGTTAACTTCGCTCGTCGACATGAACGCACCACCATTCATAAGCCAGGACGGATCGCAATTTAACGCTTTACCAATACCTACAATATTTCTTGGTTTCAGTGTCTTTCCGTCTTCAATACTTTGCCAGGACTGCTGACGGATACCTGCCTTTTCAGCAGCTTCCGTCTGGGTAAGCCCCAGTTCTATTCTTTTTTGTTTTACGCGTTCCGCAAGACTCATAAATCCCCCTATTGGTCCCTCCAGATGTTCACAGTTAAAACTGTATTTGACAAACAGAAATAACTGTTGTTGAATACAGATAAAACTGTGGAGGGCATATGGAAACAATTTCTCAACGCCTCAAGAAAAAACGCGAAGAGATGAATCTGTCACAAGACCAGTTAGCAAAGCTTGCTGGTATGCGGCAGCAGTCTATTCAGGCTATCGAGTCAGGTTCTACGAAGCGTCCGCGCTATTTGGTTGAGCTGGCTCGAGCACTTAAGTGCAAGCCTGAATGGCTTCTCTTTGGTGATGACCAGAACAAAACCACCGCTGCCTGAACGGCGGCCTAAACACGTAACGGAGTATCACGAATGGAGAATTCAATCGCACGCAAGTTAGAACCACCGATTCTCAACCCGCTTGAAATTGAGAGCACTTTACTCAATCGACTGGCGTCAATCGGGCAAAAGAATTACGCCGAGCGCATCGGCGTCAGTGAGTCAACAGTAAGCAAGCGCAAGGCGGACAGTCATTTTTCTGAAATAGCCCGCGAGCTTTCAGCGCTGGATCTGCAGGTGGTTCCGCCGGAAGCAGTGGTGGTGTCGCGCGATTACCTGAAATCGGTCGAAACGCTGGCTGACATTGGGCTACGAGCAGAACGGTGCAGGCCTGGCCCGCTGGGGTGGGACTGATGAACCACATCGAGTTTATCGAAAAACACGTCCGCGCCGAGCTTATCAAGCTGGGGTTTACGGTTTCGGTGGCTCAGGGGGGGGGCATACCAGGCTGTGGACTTGTACCGGCGTATGAGCCAGGCCAGCCAGAAGGGGAAAATCTTCGATGATGTCTTACGACACGCCCGCTTGTGGGCAGAGAAACAGACCAGTACAGCCGAAAGGCGCGAAGCAAAGCGCACAGTTAAAAAGGGCGACAGTCAGGCTGGTTTGTTCTGAAAGGGTGAAGACCGGACTGCAGCAACAGTACCGGCCTTCGGTGCAAAAACGGAGATGTATTTGCGAGGCCATTATGACAAACAGTAATTCAAAACACCAGGCGCGGGAGTCATAGCTATGTCGAACGTCGCCTATGCAAATTTCGCGGCGCATTCCGCCGCCAGGAGCAACCGGATGGAGAACCAGAAAACCGGATTCATCCCGTTGTACCGGAGCGTGCTTAAGCAGCCATGGTCGAAAGATGTTTTCCTGCGCACCTTGTGGGACAACCTTTTGCTCAGCGCTGCCCGCCAGCCGTACACAGCGAACTTCAAAGGGCGCCAGTGGCCGCTGCAGACCGGACAACTGGTAACCACCTCAGCCGATTTGGGGCTGAACTTATGCGACAGAGAGGGTAAGCCATGCAGCCGCCACGCTGTCGACAGAATGCTGGACGTTTTTGAGCGGGAAGGGATGATTTCCCGGTCAGGAGAGAAGCGAAAAGGCAGCGTGATAACCATCACAAATTATGCTGAATATGCTCAAAAAATGGACGATTTACCCGCGCATTATCCCGCGCAAATCTCCGAGCTTAAGCCCGCGCATGGCGAAACCAGTAACGGCGCGGCTTTGGAAGGTGATGCCGCGCATTCAGGCGAGCATAGAGGCGAGCGTTTCCCCGAGAATCATGAACAACAAGGTAATAACAACAATAAAAACATTAAAAGATCTTCGTCGAAGAATTCTCGCGAATCCTCCGACGACGCTACTGAAAAATTTCTTTCCCGACATCCCGAAGCGACAGGGGGGATCTACACGCCAGCCGGTAAATCCTGGGGAACTGCCGAAGACTTGCTGGCTGCCCGCTGGATTTACGATCGGCTGCTGGTGGTTAACGCCAGCCTCTCTGAGCCTAAGTGGGTTGAATGGGCTAACACCATCCGCCTGATGCGCCTGCAGGACAATCGCACCCACTACGAAATCTGTGAATTGTTCAAATGGGCCAACAAGGACGATTTCTGGAAGAGCAACATCCTCAGCCCTTCAAGCCTGCGCAAGCAATGGGAGCAGTTAACTACCCAGCGCCTTAGCCGCCATAACCGCGCCGGGCAGGCACAGGCGCAGCCTGTCGACTTCAACAACACCGACTGGATTAACGAGGTGCTCGATGAAAAGTCTTTCTGAACAGCTTCAAAACTTCGATCGCGAAAACTTCCGCCGTGTAGCTCACAACCTTCCGGAAATGCAGGACGCGCGCGAACCGGTTCGTGAAGCTCAGCAGGTAGCCGAGGTCTTCAACGGTTTGTTTGCTCAACTGCGCGCTGCATTCCCGGCTGCGATTGCCAATTTTCGCACCCAGGAGGAACTGAACGAGTTCCGCCGTCAGTGGCTGCTGGCATTCAGGGAGAATGGCATCACCACCCTGGAGCAGGTTGCCGCAGGTATGCGCGTAGCACGCCAGCAGGCAAAGCCATTCCTGCCATCTCCGGGCCAGTTTATCGCCTGGTGCCGCGCCGAAGAGAGCGCTGCTATCGGCCTGCCGGATGCAGCCGAACTGGTCGACATGGTTTATCAGTACAGCCGCACACGTGGGCAGTACCCGGACGCTGAATCCTACCCATGGCCGAATCACGCAACCTACTGGATGGTCACCACGCTGTACCAGGTGATGCGCTCCGTTGGTTTGAGTGATGCTGAGTTGCGGCGCCGCGCAGGTGAAGAACTGGCGAAGATGGTCAGGCGTATTCGCAATGGTGAGCAAATTCCGGCCCCTGTGGCGCGTCTTCCTGTGCTGGGTACCAAACCTCTGACGCGCGAGCAGAGCATGTCGAAGGTGCAGGAAATTCGGGCAAAGTTTGGTTTCAAGGGGGGAAGGGCATGATGGACGAAATCAGCGTAGAAATTCTCAAGAGCATGCTGGCGTTCGGGCCAGTGAATACTGCGCAACTGGTGCAGAAAATTGGCTGTCCGAAACGCAAAGTGCTCGATGGACTGGCAAACCTGCGCGCAGCCGGACGCATATTTACGAAAATCCCGGTAGGGCACTTTTCCAGTGAATCCGCTTACCAGAACTGGTTGGCAAATGGTGGCAAAGAATACCTGGCCTGCCGTGGCCGGGCTGCTGCAGCCCGCAGCAATTCTTCGAAATGCAGACGCAATAACACCATCCCCAGCAAAACGATCACCGTACTCCGTAATCACGGCAGCCTTCGCGCAGTGGAAATTGCCCGCATCCTGGACATTCCCTACAACACCCTTTCCGGGCAGCTAAGCACCATGGTTACACGTGGACAGGTCATCAGAACCGGAAGTATGGGTAAGTCACTTTACAGCCTGGCGCCGGGCATCGAATTAGCGAAGGAGTCAGCGACCGCGGGGAATGGCATCTTTACAGAGTGCCGCAGTAGCGCTGCTATGCAGCGCGTTCTAACGGTGTACGGGGTGAGAGCATGAATATTCAGCAACTGCTTGATGCAGCAGAACCCGCATCCCGTTATGTGCCGACGGCAACAGCAGAACTGATTACCGGGCTTGCTAATGCTGTTCGTGAGTTGCAGGCGGTGAACGCTGCACAACTCGCTGTACTCGATGCTGTTCGCGCTGTGGCTTTCAATTCTGACGGTATAGCGGGCTGGCACAAGAACGGCAACATCGCCACTTGGGGTGAAATTCTGCCGGAACTGGAAGATTGCAAAACCGTGGCGCCACAAGCAGATGCTTTAGAAGAGCGCCGTCGCCGTAATCGAGAGGCGAATGCTCGCGCACGTGCAAAAGAGACACCGGAACAGCGCGCATCGCGGCAGACAAAGAACCGCGAACACATGCGTAAAAGCCGTGGTGGGGAGGTGCGATCGTGAGCGCCGCATTACTCGAGTATGCCTATCGTCGCAACACATAGTACCGATGTGCCGATCGGTTTAGCAGTGCTCACAATAAATTCCGAGACCAGTATAAGAGCGGTTAGCTGATCTTTTGATAACTAAAGGTAAGTGTACAACAACTGATAAGTTGCTGTTGTACAGGATTACTTACCAAAAACTCTGATACATAAACCAACAACTGCAACTGCCAGCGTAATCAAAATGCCTATTGTCCAGCGATTAGAAATTTTTTGGTCATCATTGATTTTATTAAAAATTACTGGCTTAACACTTTCAATTTTTTCGCATGCAAGACTATGATTATCATCAATACTTTTTTGCACTGCAGCAAGTTTCAGCTCAATCACTTCGAATTTATGATTCAGCTTATCTTCGATGCCTTTATTTTTGTCGACAATTCTTTCGCTGACGGCATTTTGGTTGCTATCAATCTTTAAGTTTATGTTTTGTATGTGATTATCAAGTTTGTCATGCATTGAACTTGAGCTAACCCTGAGCTGTTCGATGGCAGTAAGAATCCACTGAAGCTGGCCGTTTTCGCTTCCAAGGTTAGGGGTGCCCTGCTCATTAGGGTTCGCATTTTGGTTGAATTGTTGAAAATTATTCATGTTTACGCCCCTTTCGAACTTATCCATGCCCACATTTCTCTGTTGTGGTAGCCATAATATGCACCAAGGATACTTATAAAAATCTGTCCTGCACTACCCTGTGAGATGTCCAGAAAGTCGCTCAACTCTTTGGGGGTAACGACATTTGCAGGAGGCGAGATCAACCATGTGTTTTGATCAACCCTGAAATTGTCAGTAGATGCAATTTTGCTGGTAATAATTCGCTCAAGATCTGAATCGCCACGGGTTTAACAGACACCTCAGAGTCATTTAAGATGGCTTAAAGAGAGGTGCCCATGAGCGGTAAGCGTTATCCCGAAGAGTTTAAAACTGAAGCAGTCAAACAGGTTGTTGAT